CTGATTTTTGTAGCTGTCCAGCCATGAAAGACTGTGGACTGTCAGACATGCCCACATTTTCCGAACCGAATAGTTGAGCGTAGTTATTAGGGGACAACCGCCCTGCAAACACTCTGATTTTTAGATAGTCACCCGTATTCGTGCTGACAACGCCTTTATACTCGTTAGTCTCTTGCCCGCATTTCCGGACCTCTGCGGTGGTTACCAGTGAGATGGCAGTAGCAATATGGACACCTGCCAGCTTGGTGTTTAGGTCCTCTTCACTTGGGTCGTTTGAATATCGGACCTGCGTACCCATTGGAGACAGCTTTATGGTTGCTCTAACGTCATCACCCTGAACCTTAATGTCTGTGTACGTTCCAAGCCCCATCCCTTGAACTTTTTGCATAACGGAAGCGCAGACCGACACGTTCTGAGCGTTATTAATCAACATAGTTGCGTACTCACCGGACCTCACCCCATCCAAGTGTATCAGTTCGCCGTTAGGGAGTTTGTAGGCAGCCGGTCTGCATGGCGCCAGCACCTCCATGATGGTTCTGATATTATCGAAGGGCCCTATGTTGTCTAGGTGGCCTAGGGCGTCCAGGATACCATCCCGGAACGGCACTCGTACGTTACCACTGACCTCGGTCTCGTCATAAGATGAGTAATCTGTCGCTACTTGTAGTACCATCTGGTCAACGTCTCTAATCCCCGCCATTCCGGTGTCTATGATAAAACCTCTATGATCAACGAATGGGTTGCCTGTTTCAGTTCCCAACGTCATGCAGTTAGTGTCCACGGCTAAGCCGTCCTGTGTGGGATATACAGTGGACCCAGGGAAGAAGTAGTCCTTGGGGGATGGCTTCTTCATGAATTTTCTATATAGGGGGCCGTATAAGTAGGCTTCGAGTAGGTAAGGCGCTAGGGGCTGCATTTGGACAGCACGAGTGGGCTTTGCCGTGACCCTTCGAGAGGCTAGACTACCTGGATTCTCATCGGAAAAGGGTGGATAGAACGTGTTCACGTTAGACATGGTAAGCTTCGTCCCTTCCGCAGGCTTAAACGTGTTCGGGGATAGTGGGTAGATCATGGATTTTGCTGTGGTTTTGATTTCTATGGGTGAGTTATCAATTTTACCCCTGATCTTAATGTTTCCAATACCGGCTGAGTTGGATGTGAGATACCTTGGTAATACCTTAACGAAATCCTCCCAAGAAGGCAGGCGGGCGCGACTGTTAGGCCTGCTAAGCTCTGTGTAGGTAGTCTTCATGATCTCCCGTAGAAAGGGCACACTAGGCATATTGTACGAACCGTCCTCGGTTCGTGAGTATGTAGGTGGCAAACCGACATCTTTATACAGTTCTGAGTCCCTGGCGTGATTAAATACATCTGCGAAGGTGACGTTAGGATTGGTTCCAACGTATCCGGACACAGCCCTCATACCGGAGAGGAAGGCTGCGAATCTAATCGAGATGTTTGTAATTGGGACGTTGATAGACATGGCGATCACCTTAGACAATTCCGATTGTCCCAGATCTTTAACTTCCTTAATGTATTTTTGAAACGTCTTAAGATATAATTCG